GGCGTTCTGGATGCGAGCCTTCACAAGGTTAATCATGCGCTCGGGGCCGTTGTTCATGCGCAGTTCACGGCCCGAAGCCGTCACATGAATGGCGACCTGAGCCCAATCGTACTTTGCAGCCGAAAGGACGTCCGAAGCGGCAATGGAGAGTTCATCGTACCCGCTATAACGCTGGTACGTGCTGTTCTCCGTGTAGTCGAGCGGCAGAACGATTTCATAACCGCCGCTTTCCGTGCGAATCTTGCCCTTCTGCTTCATCAGCGTGAGAAGGGCGTTCTGGTCCGACACGTTATCAACGAGCATGCGCGAGTGATTGCGCAGGGTCGTCGTCACCATTTCCGTAAAGGTTGCATTGGGGCTAGGCATTGCTCAGTTCCTTATTTGCGCTGAGCCGCCCAATACGCTTCTGCTAAGTTTTCATCCCACGACTTGGCGTTGGATGATCCTGCGGGACTTGACCTGACATTGAGGTTTGCAAGCTTCTTGGCTTCGGAAGCTTTCTTCTTGGCTTCCTCGGCCTGCTTGGCCTGCTCGGCTGCAAGACGATCTTGGAACAGCTTTTCAAAGTGTTCAGGACTGCCCGCAAGAAACCGCTTGTAAGCGGTGTCTAGTATTTCCTGCGGGGTTGCGTCTGGCCTGATCTTCTTTTCTGCCTCAACCAAGGGGACTAGTCTTGCCTCGTCCTCATATGTCAGGGACTTGTCGCTCAGAAACGATTGAACGGCGTTGAGATATTGTTCCTGCTTCGCCGCTTGCCTCTCGGCTACGGTTTCGCGAACAGTTGAAGATGTTTCCGCGAGTTCGCGCTTGAGGGATTGGATTTCAGCCTGCAATGACGCCACAACGGGCGAAGTTGCGGACTGCGACCCATCCGGGTTCGCGAACATTGAAAGGTCCACGCCGTACTGCTGCGCCAGCCATCCGATGGCAGCTACGGGGTTTTCGTCCAGTTTGCGCTGTGCGTTGAGCAAGGCGGCTACGCCCTGTTCCGGCGCTACTTGGCGTCTGGCGAATAATTCCCGGTTCTGTTCGATGACGGACAGCAAGGGCTCTGCGGCCTTTGCGGTCTGTCCCAAGCGCGAGATTTGCGCATGGGCTTCGCTCTCCCGTTTGGCGACAATCTCTTGCGCCTCGGGTGGGAGCTTGGCCCACAGTTCGCTCGTCTCACGGGACCAGGAAGCGGGCGGCGCGATGGCAGGCTTTGCCTGTTCGACCGCTGGCGCTTCTTGGGTCTGGCCCGTATTCGTTTCTCCCGTGGCCTCGGCTTGTGCGGGCGCTTCGGGGTTGCGGGGTGCAAACTTTCCATCCTCACTACGGGGCGGATTGTTCTTCTCCCAAACTTTCATCAGGTCTGCCGTGACAGCCGCATCCTGCGCTTCACGGGGATTGCTCGGGGCTTCTGCGGGGGCCGGTGTGGCAGGCGCAGGCACAGGGCTTTCGCTCACGGAAGCGACTGCTTCCGCGTTGGCGGTTTCCAGTTCTGACAATGGGGGCTCCTTAGCAGTCCCGGCCTTTAAGGGGGAGGCCGGTCATCTTTGCGTACTTCTCAGTGAGAACGTATTGACGGCGCGGAATGTCCCGCCCGTCGTAGCAGTCATGCTTCTTCATATCGTCGCGGCGCTGCGCCCTACCGCCGATGACTTCGCCCGTGACAGGAGACAGAAACGGCTCCATATCGGGAATGTTGCGCGGGGCTACAGGCCTCCAATCTTTAGGCAAAGCCATCCGCTCCCCCGTGCGCTTGTCCACAAGGAGGCCGTTTCGCATAACGTATGTGGGCATTGTTAGACCGTTGTAGGATCAAACGTGCCAAGCTCACCCCAACGGGTGGCGCCCTTGGCGATGGCGTAGGCGCGCATGGCGTCGTTCACATTGGCGTAATTGGCAGACAACTTTCCGTTGATCCAAGCACGCAGACGGTCATTGAAGTGACCCTCGGCAATCAGGTCCGCATCAAACAATGCGTGCCAATCATCCGCGTAATTGTAGGCCGTGCCAGTAACGGCTCTGACCGACTGCTGGCGCTTTTGCTGGTTGCTCATCAATTCACCATAAGGAGGACGGCGATTGCTTCATCCTCGTCAATCATGCGGGCGATGATTGCCTGCCGTTCGATTTCCGCAATCAGGCCCGCAAGCTGTTCGATTTCCGCTAGTCGCTCGTCAATCCGCTGCGTCAGTCTGACCGCCTCAGGGTCAGCCGAGACAGCAAGCTTTTCCGCAAGGCGTCTAACGGCTTCAGGATCACGCGCCGCAAGAGCCTCAGATACAACCGGCTTGACCTTTTTCCTTGGCTGCCCGGTCGCGTCTGCGTAGGCGTCCGCAATGTCGTCTTCCAGCCGTTTCCAGGCTTCGCGCTTTTCGCGTTCCGCCTTTTTGCGGGCCTTCTCAACCTGTTTTGGCTCAAGCCAGCCGCCGCCACGGGCAACTGTTGGTTGCGGAACGGCGGAATAGACAAGGCTGGCGTCCGTTCCCGTAAGAGAATAGCTGCCAGCTTCCGCCGTCACCTTGCGCGAAAGGATCAGCCCCGCGCTAAAGCCGGTGAGCGAATAAGACCCCGCCCCCGCCGCAAGAATTTTCGCCCCGGCGGGGGCATAGATCAGGCTCGCATCAGTTCCCGTAAGGGAATACGAGCCAGCCTCGGCAGATACGACGCGGCCATAAAAAAGGCTCGCCGCTGTCCCGGTAAAGGAATAAGAACCAGCGCCAGCCGATACAACTCGGCCATACTTGAGACTTGCCGCTGTTCCCGTGAGCGTGTATGCGCCAGCGCCCGCAGAAACCAGCCGCCCAAATTCCAGCGATGCCGCCGCGCCCGTAAGCGCATACGAACCAGCGCCAGCCGATACAGCGCGTCCATACTTGAGACTTGCATCTGTTCCGGTCAGCGCGTAGCTGCCGGAACCCGCAACAACCTTGCGGCCATAGAGAAGATTGGCCGTTGAACCAGTTAAGGCGTATGAGCCAGCCCCGGCAGAAACAACGCGGCCCCGCAACAGGTTCGCGCTTGAACCCGTAAGCGAATAGCTGCCCGCATCCGCTGTGAGCGTCTTGCCCGCAACAGCCTTGACAAGCGTGGCGTCGGAACCAGTAAGGGCGTAAGAGCCAGCCGCCGCACTGACGATAAACCCGCGCCTGAGTGTCGCCGCCGTCCCTGTTAGGGTGTAGGAACCCGCAAGCGCGACAACGAGCGTACCCGGCGTGAAGATAAGCCACGACATGCCGCCGTCTTCGCCGTTCGTGCCACCCGTACAGGTGATCGTAACGGTGCCGGAAGTCGTGCGCGTTGCAGTCGTGTGACGAAAAACGCCAACGTCATCATCAATATCTTCTGTCGCGTCCGCCCATGTCTTGGCGACTGTATCCGTCGCGCCCGCTGCGACGGCTAGAAACCCTCCGTTTGTCGCAATTGTAATCGACCCCGTGGTGAGTGGGGCCGTCGCGTCCATATCGGTTGAACTGTTACCGCCTGCCGTTGGAACCGGGTTAGCCCCGACGACACGGTAAACGCTGATATGGTTTTCGGTGCTTCCTGGGTTGGCGTTATAAGTAACAACGATATCCGCCGTTGTTCCTGTTGGAACAACGCGCCTGTAAGAACGGGTGAAAATGTTTCCGAAATTACCGGCAGACCCCGGCGTCATTGCGAGAGCGCCGCGACCGTCGCCATAATCAATCGTAACGTTCGACGGGCTAGAAATCGCAAGCTCAGACGTTACATGAACGACAATAATCCGATCTTCTGCCGCCGCCCCAATCGATACGCCGGAATACGTCGCGACGTTCGATGATGCGGCTACGCCAGCCGGATTGGCGGTTTGGGAAATTGCAACAGCCATCTAATCACCCCGGAATGGCTGTTAGCGCACTTCCCAAAACGGCCTTACGTCAAAGAAGTCTGGCCTTTCTTCAACCGTAAACTGCTTTGACAGCGGAGCATTGCCGCCGACGCAGAACTTGACGTGGCAGCGACCGCACCCGCAATAAATCTTGTATATGTCGGGGACGCCCTTCTTGTGGTCGTCCTCGCACGAATACCACGCCTCTATATCGTGGTTCATCATGTTCCGGCAGCATTCGGAAAGCTGCTCGTTGTTCGCAAACTGATCGAACCACTTCTGTTTGTATTGCAATTGCGGCAAGATTGCCCGAACCGGAACACGCGGGCAGGCCAGAATATGCAGCGAATCAAGCGGCTCCCACGCCAGCGTCTGTGGGGCGTTGCTGCCAGAGTTATGCCCTATGGTGGGGGCCTCGCCGCTCATTACGCGATGGTCGCCAGCGTTGCGCCGAAATCAATCGTGAACGTCTCGCCGTTCCCAACCGCAAACGTCGCGCCGTAATCATAGCTGCACATCAGCTTGTCGGTCGTGCTTGTGTCATCGTGAATGGACACATAGCGCGCCGTCGCCGTCCAATCAGCAGCCGTCGCCGTCCATGTAAAGTCAACAGCCGTCAGGGTGACCGTGCCGCCTGAGCGCGTCGAGTCGTTCTGAATGTCGCCGCCTCCAGCCGTGTAGCCGGTGCCGGTGATCTGGGTCAGGTCGGCAAGCTCGTCGTCCGTCGCCACAACCGGCGCGTCAGTGTGGATCGCCGCCTTGAACGTGTCCTCGGTGCCAAAGAAGTCAATTTCCTTGTTCACCAGGAACTGGATGAACGGCTCGTATTTTGTGAATGTCGCCATGATTTAGCCCTGCCAGTAAGAGTCGTTTGCGTAGTCGTCTGGAATCGGGTCCATCGCCTGCAAAGCGAATGACGCCGCCCAAATCGGTTGCCTGAATTTGGCCGCTGCCCGAAGGACCAGCGCCCATTCAAGGACGTTCAGCGAACACGGCTTCGTGTCCGTCACAATGTCGATGAACTCATTTGGCTGGCCGATGGCCAGTTGAGCGTTCATCCACGTTGTTACTTCGCCCCAACCGGAGAGGTCTTGGGCCGTTGTCCCGATGCGATGGACGCCGCGAAAGTCCATGAAGTCATAGTCAAAGCCTGCCGCAAGCCTGCGCTCGCGTTCCGCAATAACATCGTCAATTGTTGCTGCCATATCAGGTCACATTCATTGAAGCGTGGAAACGCGGCCCGCCCTGTCCCGCTTGACGGTGCGCATCTGGGAGCCGACCTGAACACCCGCAACGCGGCCATCCGGCCCGTAGACAACCGAACGCGGCGCATCGAGTTTGGCCTGCACGTCCGACAGCATCTGGCCAAGTTGCGCCATCAGCCCGCCCAACTGCTCCATGCCCGACTTTATGTCCTCAAGTTCGCTATCAATCGGCTTTGCAAGCATGTCGTCGGAAACTTCCGGCTCGCTGTCGTCAGGCTCCTCAAGCGATTTTGCCGGGAGACGGGCAGCGCGAATCTTGGCGATTTCCACCTGACGCTTGAGGCCCAAGCCTTCCTTTTGCGCTTCTTGCTTGAGGGCCATTTCGCCCTGCTGCTTTTCAATCTGAAGGGCCGTCTGCGTCTGCATCTTGGCCTGCTCAAGCTGCATTTGAACGGCCATTTTCTCGCGCTCCATTTCCAGCTTTGCGCCCTCAAGCTGCATCTGGCCTTGAAGCTTCGCTTGTTCAATCGCCTGCTGGCCCTGAAGCTTTGCGCCCTCAAGTTGCTGCTGGCTTTGCAGCTTTGCCTTCTCAAGTTCCGCCTGCATCTTCGCCTTTTCCATTTCAGGATCAGGCTTCGGCGGCTTCGGCTTGCGGGCGTCCTCGGCCAAGCGGTCAAGCGCGTCCTCGGCCTGCTTCCCAAGCTTGAAGTTGCGGGCAAAGGCGCTGTAAATCTCAACCAGCGGCTCGATGGGCATTCCAGCCTGCACCGCGCCCATTGCCGCCGTCATGTATTGAGCCGTACCCTGAACAAAGAACTGCATCTGCTCCTGATTGCGGGTCAGGTCGGCGCGGATGGTTGAATCCGATTCCACATCGATCTTGTACGAGCGCAGGAGGTCCGAGCGCATCAGCGGCTCGATGGCCTCAAGCGGCGCGGCCTTGAGAACTTCCTCCATTTCGGGCGGGATAGGCTGCTGCATCTGCTGCGCCTGCGCGACCATAGCCTGCGCCTGCTGTATCTGCTGCATCGGCAGGACAGGGACGCCGGTGATCTGCGCAAGTCGCTGAATGTCGAACTTGGTCGCGAATATCTCAGCTTTGAGGCGGAACAGGTCGCGCGCGAACCGCTGCACATCGGCCTGAAGCCGCTGGATACGCAGCGAGCCCCATTGCGCCTTGATCTGCTGCGCCGTCGCCGTCTCGGATGCGGCAGACTGCCCGCGCACAATGTCGCTGATGCCGGTGACTTCGTAGATCGTCTGCTTGATCTGCTCGCGCTGGACATACAACTGAGCGAGCGCCTTGACCTGTGGCTCAATCGGCCACCAAGCAAGCAGCTTGTTAATGTCGCCGCCGCCCGCTGCAATCATCTCAAGGTTCTGAAGCGGGACTAGCTCGCCATCATCAGCCTGCGCCAGACGGTCGAGGTCCGCGCCCGCCGTGGCATAACCGGCCTTGACCTTGATTTGCCTGACCAGCTTGCGGATGCGCAGCGTGATCGAGTTCAGTTCCTCGGCCAGCGTCTTGTAGGCCGTGTAAGGCGTCACCGGACACAACTTGCCGGGCGTCAGAATGGGCTGGATTGGCCGGGGAATGGGATAGAACCCCGTCAGCCCAAGCGGATCAGCCTGACGTGAAAGCGCCTCCTCGGCATAGCCGGTCGCAATGAAGATAACCTCGCCGCTTTCTTTGTCCCAGATTTCCCACACGCGGGCGCGCTTGAAAATATCGCTCTTTTGCGTATCGGGCGCTTCTTCGCCGCGCGTCGAGCAATCAAGCTGAACGCTTTCCGCCAATTCAGGATTGAGCTTGCGAAGCTGGTCGCGGGACAGGAAATGCTCGAAGGCAATCCACGGCACCTCATCCCACGTCCGCGCCGCGCCGTGCCGGAAATGCTTCCACGGCACATATTCACAGGTCGCTTCTTCATACGTGACTTGGCCATCCTCGCCCATCGTCGGGATATAGCGAACCCGCGCCACGCCCCGGCCCTGAATGGCGGAATCGAACAACACGTTACGCATCGTGTTGTCGAAGTCATAGGAGTCGAGCGAATAGCTGATGCTGCGCTCTAGAATGTCCGCGACCGTCTTGGCGTGCTTGTCCTTGTCGCCATAGCGGCGGCGCACATCGGGGACAGGCGTTGAATTGTAAATGGCCGGAAGCAGCGTTTCGACGTTGGAATAGACAATGTTGAACTCGGTTTCGCCCTTGTCCTCGCCGCGATAGATTTCAAGAACCTTGTCGGCGTCGTCGCGCCAGTCCTTCTCCTCTTTCCCAGCCGCTTCTATGGCGTCGAGCCAGAAGCGAACGAAATCGGGATCGCTCTTGAGCGACTCGTCTTTCGTTTCGTAGGAGGCGCTTTGTTCGTCCATCAGCGGTTAGCTTCCCGTTTGCGACGCTTGGCCTCTACGATGGCGAACACGTCCATGTTCATCTTTACTTGCCCGTTGGGCAGGACTTGCACATCAAGGCGGTCAGGCTTTTGTTCAGGCGGCACGATGATGGGCCGGATCGGGCAGTTGATCGCCCACTCCCCGAATGCATCCGCGCCGTGGCTCGCCTCGTCATGCAGCGGCGTCGTGTAGGTTCCGAGCGCGTCATTGAATTTGCGCCGGTAGCGCCTCAGACGCGACAGGCCAAGATTGACCCGGCTTGTCTGATTAAACCGCGTCACCGGCAGGATGCGGCGAACCGCTGATATGCGTTCCTGCGGCCCCTGATTGGCTCCAGGAATGATGGGCCTTACTCCCAAGGCCAACAGCGTCATGTAACGCGAGCGGGCTCCTGCGCCCCATTCCCGCAGCTTCACGTCATGCGGCAGATAATGCGTTCCGTACCTGAAGGGCTCCTTGCGCCCCAAGACCGCCAAGCCTTCCGCTGTGTCTGCCGGATTTGGGCAACACTCAGGCAAAGCCTGCCGCACAATGTCCTCAGCCCCGATGCCGGAGCATTCAAAGTAGTCAATGACCGTCGCGGTAATGCCATCGTCCTGCGTGAACCAGATGGCGGTATAATCATCTACGCCAATGTCCCATCCCGTATTGACGGGCAGTTTGGGATCGTAGGGGAAATGGCCAATTCGTCCGGCCTTTTCCGCGTCGGCTATCATGCGGGCGTAATACGCGCCCTCGGTAATAATCTCATACCCGCCGCCCCAGACGTGTTCCGCCATTTCAGGGTCAGCGGCGTAGTCGGCATCTTTCTCAGTCTTGAGAACCTCGGGAAACCAAGGATTGTCGTTCCAGTTGACGCTGATTGCGATGGCGTCAGGATGGCGCGACGGCCCGCGAAAGAATGCATCAACCGGGTCGGTGTCGTGCCGGGGGTTCCAGCTAAACCAGAGTTCTGAGCCCTCCGAGCGGATCGTTGGGCGAAGCAGCCGCAGAGATTTCTCACTGAGCGTCTGGGCTTCTTCAACCCATGCAATATCAAAGTTCTCAAGAGACTTGATGTTCTCGGCGTTGTACGACTGCATCCCGCGAAAGATAATCAGCGAGCCGTTGCGCCCCCTGATTTCCGCTTCCAGGCAATCGAACGCCGAACCGAGCCCAAGTTTCTGTATTTTGTCCACGAGAAGCTGGCGCACCGAGTCCTTGATGGTGTCCTGAACTTCACGAATACAAACCGCGCGGGTTTGCTTCTGGTAGCACCGGAGGATGAGCTGCTCAGCAAAGAAATGCGACTTGGCCCCGCCGCGCCCGCCATATGCGCCTTTGTAGCGACTTGGCTTGAGAAGCGGCGCAAAGGCCCTTGGAACGTCAACCGTTAGAGCGCGTGTCAAGGA